GTTTGCTTCATTTAAACCTAAACTTTGATTTACTTCTAAAGACTGTTCTCTTAATGAACGAGAATATTTTGCCACAATATCAGGTGTTAATATATAGTCAGGGCTTTCAGAATTTAATAACTGAATAGCTGTTTTGCCTTGAGATAATCCTGATCTAAATTGTTGTTGCATAACAAGTGAAAAATCAAAAAATCGTATATCTGAAAATTTATTAAATTTATCTAATGATTTTAGTACACCTTTAATTGTAGCTTGATTAGATTTTAAAAATTCTTGAAATTTATCTTGATTGTCACGTTCTGATTTATTATTACGAGTTGCCATGTAAGTGTATAATTGATCTGATTGATTCATACCAATACCATCTGGACCAACACGATCTAATATACTAATTGCCTTAGTTTCTCCTGGTAAAGTAATAGGAGTTGTAATGGAATTTACTGTGCCGTTTCTAACAAGTTGATATAATTTATCATACATATCCAAACCATTATCGTTAGGTACAGTTCCAGTATATCTTTTAACTACTATTGCTTTTAAGCTGTTTCTTAAATCTTCACCTTGTTTTCCATACCAAGGTATTTGATCTATTTCCTTAATACCAAATTCACCTGTTAATATTTTTGCTGATGCGTCAACGTAATAAGCCTCATTAGCTTTAGTTTCTTTGTAATCATTTTGATTTTGTTGCCAAGCTATATCACTTTGTAATTGATTAAATCTCGTTGTTAGTTTTTGTTTAAAAACCGTTTTTTGAGTTTCATCTAAATTATCATAAACTGATTTAACTTGATTATCTACCGTTCCATCTTTTTTAATAAAAGATCCATCAAGACTAGTTGCATAGGCTAATGATGCATCATCAGCAGACATATCAGGATTAATCGGTATATAACTATCTAAAATATAACTAATTTTTTGATTTGTAGAATTTTTTTTAGCCGTTTCAGTAAATTTTAATAAATTGTCAGAACTTAAATTTAAAAATTCACCTTCTTTAATTTTGGCAAGAAATAAATCAGGATTGTTTTCAACTAAATAATTACCATTACTAGTATCTAGTTCAGTTTTTAATTTTAAATTATATTGTTCTTTGCTAGTACCGATAGGAGTTTCATAAACATCATCTAAACGATCATACATGCCTTTTATACCCAATTCTTCATTGCCAAATATATTGTTTGTAGCAGTAAGTTTTTGAGCTTGATTGCCAGTATTATACATATTAATATTACGATTTGTGTCTAAGGCTATATTTTCTTGCAACATTGCACGATTATTTTTGCGTACTGTTTGTGATACTTCCAATCCGTATTGACTATTAGTTTGTAAAGCCCAGTTGTTAAATGCTTTTCTAACTCTTTTATTGGTAATATTGTTGCCAATTACATTTTGCCAATTTTCAGTTTCTGTGTTGTAATTATTTATAGATTCTTCAATATTATTTGACTCTTGGTTTTTTCTAACAATTTCATATAACCCATCATTATCATCAAAACCATCAGTGTAATCTGTTTGTGCTTTTATTAAATCATTTTCGTCTTGCACTTTTCTATGAGCATCTTCAATAGCTGTTGCCACTTTTAAAAGTGATTGTTGTCCTTGAAATACTTCTTGACCAAAATTTGGATTTAGTTTTGCAGTTTCAACTGTAGAAGGTTGCTGACTAATATTTATTTGTGATTTGTATAATTTTATAGCCATGTTAATTTCCTATCATTCCACCAGCAGCTTTTTCTGCTGTGCCTAATAATGTAGCACCAGCTCCAAGTCGTGATGCAAATTTTTTATATTTACCAGTTTGTATAGCAGCAGCTCCTTGAAATCTTGAACGGCTAGCTTGATTTCTTAAATTGGTTTTTTGAAGATTGGCATTGTATTGAATTAATGCTTCATCTACTTTAGCATTTTGATAATTTTGTTCTAGTACATCCATTGGTGTACCTTGAGATACATCGACTCCTGATGAAGCATATCCTTGAACTACCTGACCTTGTAATCCCCTAATGTTTTGCCTAAAACGACCAATCTCCATATCAGCTTTAGCTTGAGTTGTTATAGCTTCGTTTTCAGAATTAACTGCATCTATTTCATACAGTTGTGCATTATATTGAGCTGTTTTTACAGCTTGCCTTCCAGCTTGTATTTGTGAAAATGCTGTTAATGGTCCTGACATATTATATGATCCTTGCTGTCATTAAATAATCTTTGCCTTCAGGTCCGTACTTTTGCATCACACCTTCTGATGTCATACCAAACCATTTAGCAAATCGTATTCCGTTTTTAAAATCCGTTCTTACCGCAGCTTGTATTCTGTGGTATTCACGTTTTTGTATTGTTGTTTCAAATTTATCTTTAATATTCTTCAACATAAAAAATTTATGTTGGTTAGTTTCTTGTTTCATAATGATCCAAACTTCGGCTACATGCTCCCATATAGGGGTTATTCCACCGCAAACAATCGGCTCATTATTATAAAATCCAGTCCAGGCATCTTCTGTTTCCAATGCATGAGTAGGGTAGCTACCACCGTAATCTTCGTATTCACCATATTTTAAAATTGCATCAGCATGAGCTGCTTGATATGGTTTTATAATATAACTAGCCATCAAATGTATTGAGTCTTGGAAACAAGGCTGTCACCGTTAATGGCAATGGTTGTTTTTGTCTAACAAACACAAAACCTTCTTTATTATAATCATCTCTAAATTCAGCATCCTTATCTCCAGTAAATAGTGGAGTGGCAGCTGATATAGCCATGGATGAATCTCTAAAAGGTATTATTTCCATGTTTTCTAAATCAGGACCAACTTCACAACCTAAAGTATTATCTAGTCTAACTGTGACTCCATGAATACGTTTAATTTTACCTTGAGCTGTACCATCTTGTGAGCCTGATTCAATCCGCATAGTTTGCAATATTGATTCATAATTGTACCCAACTTGTACAGTTTCTCCAAAAGCATCTAAAGTTATTTTTCCAGCTGCTACTATTTCATCAGTATGAGCTGCACCATTAGATAATACATTAACAGTTTCACCTTCTAAATGATGTATTCCAGTTATAGTTTTAGTTTTACCACCTGAATAAGTTAAGCCACTATCAACAAAGAAAGCATCTTCTTGATTGTTGCCATAATCAAATGGAGTTAGGTATTCAATATAATTTACCGTTGCTCTATTAACATAGCGTTGCACTACCATATACAATTCATCTTCAGCATTTTCAGTTGGTATGGTAGCAATACTTTTAACTTTAGCATGTGTGAGCCAAGTGTGAGTAGTAGCCGTAGTGCTAACTGTGCCGATGCTAACTCTAGTATTAGTAGAGTAAGGTGAACGTAAAGTATTATTTAATTGAAACTGATTGGCATCAATCGTACTCATAAAATAAGTTTGATTAGTATCAATACCAGTAAAAGCATTAGCACTTACTCCAGGGCTATAATAAATTTGCTGATCGTCACCAAAACCATGAGATGTAGAATAAAACGTATTCGTTCTAATATTAACCCCTTGATATAAATGATGTGTTGACGAAGTTGTCGGTATAAAATCTAAATCTACCGCAGTACCAGCTGTAGCATCGGCTGATGTTAAAGCTAACTTTACGATATTAGCATCAGTTCTAATAATAAAATAAAAAATGCCTTGGCTTAAACCACCAATGGGATTAGCTGCTGCAAAATAACTAACTACATCACCAGTAGATAAACCATGGCTATTAATAGTAATAGTGTCATTAGTTAAATTTACCGTTGCATCACCAGGCACGGTAAACGATAAACTTTTACTGACCGTACTTTTACCAGTATCACAATATCCACCAATAATATGTCGATGCCAAGCAATTACATTTTCAGTTCGTTGATATGTTAGACCAGCTAAAACACCATCAGTTCTAGCTACCCATAAGATAGATGCTGGTTCTTGTTGGTATGCAAACTCATGCACTAAACTTTCCGTTACATGATCGGCTAAGACGGTTAAGTCAGGGGCTATGTAGTTGTCACTATCATAGTTGTAAGTAAGTTCTCGTATTTTACGTTTAGCTCGATGCACAAATAAAACTAAATTACCAACTGAAATAGCATCTTTATTAGCTGCACCATAAGCTGATTGTTTACGAATATTTATATTGGTTGGTGATAAACCATTCACGGAATCTGAACCTGTCACTAAAAATTCTGCACCAACTGTACCAACTAGCAAAGATCGTGAGGCTGCTAAATATCGAATAGCATTTACCTTATTACTAGCAATAGTAAAATTCATGGCATCATCTGAGTCTGTGCCTTCGGTAAAGTCTTCATAATCACCAGATTGAGAAAACCATAATGTTTGGGGGTTGTTATTGGTATTAGCAAACACAAGACGTTGTTCAAAAAAAGTTACACATGATGGATAGTTGTCAGTGCTAGAATTTAATAAAGGATTGTTAAGTTTAGTGACCGTACCAGTAGAACCACTAAATGTACCAAAACTTGATGTATTTAAATTTGTACCTGAACTATTTTGTAATTGAAAGTGTTGATCTGGACCAGTTAATGTGCCTGAAACAAACGTAGTGTAAGCAGACGTATCAATGTTAATACCATTGCCGTTTTGCAAATTAAATGTAGTGGTTGATGGCACAGTACCAACTTTAAAAGAATTACCATTAAGTTGGGTCATACCCACAACATCAGTAATATCAAAGCTATCACCAGCAATAAGTCCATGAGCTGCTGAAGTAGTGACTACACCAGGATCAGCTTTAGTTACACCTGAGATCGTAATTTTGTTTTGCAATTCTCCAACTGTAAACGTATTAGTGTTTAATTCAGTCATGCCACCAATACCAGTAAATTTAATTTGATCCCCTTTGACTAAACCATTATTTAAAGTTGTAGAAATAACTCCAGGATTAGCTTTGGTAGCTGCTGATACAATAAAATCAGTACCAGTTGTTAATGTGGGAGTTGCAAAAGTCCATGCAGTATGTCCAGTGCGTGATAGTTTACGAATAGCAACTGATGGATGCGTGATGTACATAACATCAGCCGATTGAGCAAATTTTAATTCAGATAGTATATTATACGCATAAGGTGAAGCAATTTCGTATATAGGAAAAACTACACCACCAGAACTATATGCAGTTAATGATCGTGTATCAAAATCTGTACCATCAGTTAATTTTAAATTAAAAGTTGTAGTAGAGCCAACTGTCCCAACTTTGAATTGTCGACCATTTAATTCAGTCATGCCCACAATGCCACTTAAAATAACATAATCACCAGCCGTCAAACCATGCGTAGCTGAAGTCACTACACCTGGAGCAGCCTGTGTTATACCTGAAATGTTTAAACCAGCTTTAGTTATGATACCATTATCTTTGTGAAATCGTACATATTGATCCCCAAACTCCATCATGTAAGTTTGAGTAGTAGAAAATTCAAAAGGTATCAGTCTGTGTGCTGTACCATCTATTCCACGTTTAGCTTCAGCAATAAATTTAGTACCTGGTCGTCTGGATGCCGCACCATGCGGATAGACAATCATATTTTCTAAAGTTTTACAGCCAACTTTATATTTGTCTAAATCAATTCGACCATCTAGTTGATCGGATAATTCTCCACCAGTAAAGCTAGTATAAGGATAGGCAGTTCTAACCATTAAAACCTCGATGCAATAAATGGTGAATCAGCATCTAATGTATCTGGCATACCTTCGGTAGCATCAGCAAATCGTGCATCTTTTAATTTCTCTTTGTAGCGTTGTTCCATAATCTGAATAATAGTAGTAGAGCCAGTTATGCCATACGCAATATCTGCTGCCAGTGCAGCTGTTAGGGTTTCATTTAAACTTGTATCGTACTGTGTGGTGTCAGTAATTCTTGCCACATATAAAATCTTTACTGTCTCAGCATCAGTAAGTATTTTTCTGCCTTCGACTTTAAAATCTACGTCATCTTGCATTTGAAAAGTTTTTAATACTCGAATACAATCTGCTGGTAAGCTGTATTGATATGAATATTCATATTCAGGGGTAGCTGTGTCTGCTGGTAGGGTTGCTCGTTTTAATAAACAGTTCCACGGATGCTCACGAAATACACGATCTCGAACCATCTCATATCTTTGATTTAACATTCTAGCGTTCTTGCTGTCATCAGACAGACTTACAATTGTGGATGCTCCAATTTGATTTAAAGCTCCATTACAAATATCTACTTGTGAGGTCATA